GTTACCGAATATAAAAAACGGTCATACTTTTTCTTGCCGTCTCTGTTTTCAAATTCAGCTTCGGCCACATTCAGATATACCGTTTTACCGTTAATCTCTCCTTTCAAATAAAAGAACCGTTTTACCTTATCTTTTCGTGCGTGACTTAATCTGTCAGACGTACTGACATAAACAGACTGTTTTAATACGTTGTCCAGATGTGCCAAATCGTCCGGTTTTAATACGGACGACCGCCCGAATGTATCACTGTATAAGTGCTTATTTCCTTCTTTGGTAAATCCGATGCTTTTCTTTACCCCGTCTATCTCCAGCACGACCTTCTTTTTCAGAAGCGACTGCATTTCCCGAAGGTAGTGCTTCCGTTCGATGGCCGCCTGCGATTTGGCAATGTCCCCGGCGCATTCCCGGATGATCGGACAGGCCGTACAAAGTTCGTTGCTGGGAATCTTTGCCAGTTCCAGCCCATTCTTTTTACAGGTAGCGCACTTCCTGATCGTGTAAGAATTGTAAGCCGGGTAAGCCGCCCGCTGTTTGCCGGGATTAAACCGGAACATCTCGGCATATTTACCCTCGGTCGCCTTATCCCCGGCTTTCATGGCCGCGTCGCTATCAGTGGCCGAGTATTTGGCTGTGCGTACCTTTTGGGCGGTACAACGGCAGTTAAAACCATTCGGCGGATAATACTTGTCCCAAAACGGATCGGAAGGCGGCAAAGTTATACCATTCAGTTCCTGGTGCGCCGGGCGAACCTTCTTATCACCGGCGGTACGGTACTGGAGCAAATAACGACCGCCCCCGTCGTCTTGTTGCTCTTCCCATTTGGCTGCCATTTCCGCACTCTGCACAGCGAAATTGTATTCCGTTTTCAAATAGTGCCTGTTGTAAGTGTCATTAATCTTCCCTACGTCATTTGAAAAGCGTTCAAATGGTTTTAAATCGCCGTTTTCATCCAACAACAGGTTTGCTGCCTCCTTCATTTCATGAAAGGTTTTGAATCCGGAGAACACACCGGCACTTTCCCGAAGGCTGGAGACCATCGCTTCCGATGGAGATTCCTGTACAACGCCCCGCTCGATGCCTTTGGAAAGGTAAGCGGCGGTTTCCTCAATCAGCCGGCGAACCGGTTTTTCTTTCAGCATACCCGCTCCGAAAATTCTTTTCCCGTGTAGCCACTTCATCGCTTTTTCGAAGGCGGATTCAATGGCGGACGTGTTCGGGTAATCGTCGGCGGCTAATTGCAAATTACCTTCCTGATATAACAGGCTTATCCTTTCGTGCAGCCCCGCATAATCGGCGGGGCCTAATCGAAAAAAGGACGTGCCAAAGCAGCCTGTTCCGGTAGTTTCTTCACCCCGGTAATAGGTACGCCGTACTTGTCGATAAGGTATTTAGGATCGACTTCGAACCGGTCAAGAATCATCTTTTCGTATTCCAACTGCTGCTCCGGCGTGTAGTCCACGCTGTCGTCCCACTCGAAATGCAGCTCTTTTACCGGGAAGCCGTGCTTTACCATGCGCGGCAGAAGCTGGTCGTTTACGATGTCTTTCACGAGGTCGGCGTCTTTTTCAACCACGTTCTCGAATACTTCCAAATGGACTTCCGACTGTGAAAGGCTGCTTCCGTTGTCAATGGTCATCGTCTGGTTCAGGATGCCTTTTGACAGTTCCGAGTTGGCGCGATCAATACGCTTGTCATAGACATTGAAAGCGTCGCCCCGTGTCGTTTCCTTGATGTCAATGTCGGTTCCGTCCGGGAACAACCCCCAAGCGGCCGCACCCATCGAAGAAAGCATGTTTTCTATTTGGCTCCGGTCTTTCGGGTCGCGTGCCGTTGTTTTGGCGATACGGATCGGCATCCCGAATATTTCCCCGAATTGGTCCCAGTAGGCCAGCATATTCTTTTTGGGGATGGTCTGCGTAGCAGCTTTCAGGTATAAGCCCAAATCTTTGGGTTTCCCTGCCTCCACCACCCAGTCGGCCATCGGGCCTTCCCGGTAGGGTACACCTATTCTCCATTCGTCGCCCTGTTCCCGGACGATCACGCCGTATTCCGGTATCACGTGTTTGCGGTTGACCAGTTCCACACCCATATAACGCATTTCCCCGTCGATGCTCACCACGTCCCCCAACTGGATAAGCGAATGACCCCAGTAGCGGGAATCCAAGATATAACCGACCAGGTCCTTGAACCATACCGCTTCAAAAAGCCGGGTGACATCGTCGTTCTGTTTTCCTTTGGCATCTACCAATTTGAAGCCTTTCTTCTGGACGAACCCTTTGCGCTGGTCCACACAACCGCAAAGATGCAGGTCCACTTCCACATCGCGGTAAATATCATACAACCGTTCCCGGTGCGGGTTTTCGATGTCGATAGCCTGTTGCCATGCCTGACGCCAGGAACGCATGTCCTTTTGCGTCAAGGCTTCGGCCTGTAGTTTCAGTTCAACCGTCAGCGACTGGAGTCTTCGGCGGTCTTTCGCCGAAGACAAGTTGAACCCGCTAATCTTCATGCCGGGATTATATTTGTTCCTTTTTGCCATAATCTACCATATATAAGTATTCTGTATTCCAGAACCCCACTTGACGGGGTTGTTCACATCTTCCTCGCCATTTTCGCCGGTTACGGTAGGAAGGTCGGGGATTATCTTGCCAGCTTGTACACCCTCCAGCCATTTCAGGGTAAGTTCGTAACGCTCTTTCCTTATTTCGTGCCCCATCTTGTTAGGCAGCCACGCGGAAAGATGGTACAAGGCCACGTCCGAGGTGCGGAGTACGATAATGTTGTTCCGTTCGCTGCCGGTAGCGGCGAAAATCTTCTTCACATCGTACCGGCTCCGCAAATAACCGGACACTTCCTCAATGGCCATCCGTTCGGCGGTTTCCCGTTTTTCTTCCGAACATTGCTGCAATACGCTGAGCGCGGTATTGCTGGCCACTATATAATCTTCTTCTGCCAGGAACATAGGCTTATCCGGTTATAAGGATGGCTTTCTTTTCTAAATCCTGAATGGTCGTACCTTTGCGGAACTTGCGCCGGGCGATCATCTTTTTCAGTTCCTGTTTGGAATAAACCTTCGGCACACCGGCCACCATGAGGACCAGGTATTTTCGTTTGCTCACTTCGGATAGCTCGCCCGCCAAACGGATGGCGCGTCGGATTCTGTAATTCAGAATCATGTCTTTAATAAACTGTATCATTACCACATATTTTTAGGAGACCGGCGCGTGCCGATACTCGGTTTAAACTTCTGTATTCTCGAATGCTTCTGCAATACGTTGATTGCCCCTTCGTCCGCGTCGGGACCATCGTCGTGTGTGCTGCTGCCTTTTTCGATGGAAAGCGTCTGTTCGATACCGCAGAGCATGTCGGGGTCGTTCTGCAAATCCTCATTGTAATAGACAAAGCCACGTTCCCAAAGCGGCGATACGGCCTCTATACGCTGGAACTTGTCCGGTTTCTTCCGTTTGTCAGCCTGTATGGGTAACTGGTATCCTCGAAGGTTTCCTTCTTCCTCGAAATCATCGAGCAGGGTATCTTGCAGGAAATTCGCCTCTATCATGTATTTGCAGACAACCCCTTCCGGCAGACTTTCGTGCAGATCATAGAACCAACGTACCATCTCCGCGACGGAACATTGCCGGACAAAGGCTCGGAGGTGGTGCAGTTCCGTTCCAACCTTGGCCCAAACCTTAATGGCTTTATAGTCGTTCTTATTCGAGCCTTTGAACGAAGGGTCGCAATAGGCGACAATCTCGTCGTATTTGTCGAGCGGCAATATCTTTTTCCACCTTATCCAGTCTTTCCGGAACACCGAACCTTCCTTGATCGGATTATTCATGTATTCCTTTTCGAAGGCCCGGTAACCCATGAACTCCCGCTTCTCCTGGATGCGCTCCGGTGTCCAGTATTCCGGCCAGGCGGATTTGCCGTTTTTATCCAGGACGTTCACCTGGCTAACTTCCACGCCTTTTGATGCTGCGATATTTGCCAGCACGCTGCATTTGCTGATCAGGTTGCCGACCATGATAAAACGGCCACCTTCGGCCCCGAATGCGCCAAAAAGGGCTTCTTTCACCCATTCGGTCAGTTTACGAACACGGCTATCATTTTCGCACAGTTCGTCGTCGTCGAGGTCGTCGATAACAATATAGTCCGGTCGTCGATTCCGGTAGCGCAATCCACGCGGCGACTGGCCCCGGCCACGGGCGAAGAAGGCCACACCGTCGGAGGTTACAAACTCCCCGTCCTGCCAGTTTCCGGCATTGTATTTGGTTCCAAAGTCATGCGTGTAGCGTTTGTTATATTGCAGTTCCGCCTGAATATCGCCAAACAAGGTACAGGCGGCATCTTCCGACTTGCCAACCAGTACCATGACGTTAATTTCCCGCCGTTTCTGTGCCATGAGCCACATCGGGATCATGACTTCCATGTGGGTGGATTTGGCCTGCCCGCGTGCCCATTTGAAAACCGCCTTTAATGAGCGTTTTCGGAGAATCTTTTTGGCCGCCTCGATATGGTGCTTTGCAGAAGGAATAACTTTGCCGGTTTCGCTATCCGTACAATAATGCGGGAAGTAATATTCCACAAAATAGGCATAATCTTTCCGGGCACGGTTGATACGTTCCATCTGCTCGGCCTTTGTTTCGGCTGTGTTGACGGTGGAAAAGTTTTGGATGGTCTCACAAAGCTGTTTCCATCTTTTCAGTGCTTCTTTCTGACTTATCTGTGTTGCCATACATTATATATTATAGTCCCGGATTTTCGGCCGAGACTTGTTCGGCGATAAATATGTCCTGGTAACGGTTAGTCATTTTCAGGAAATCCACCGTCAGTTCCTTGTCTATCTGGGTACGCGCCACCAGCCAGTTGTTGTAGGAAGTAAGCACCTCGATAATGGTCGTAGCGTTGGTACGTTTGTCTATCTTCTCGATGCTGGCCGCCAGTTTTGCCATTTCGTCGGCACTCATATCGCCGTTTTCCAGTTTTTCGTCGGCTTTCTTCATGATTTTGGCGACCAGTTCTTTCCGGGTAATTGATTTGGCGGTGCGCAACGCATCCCAGCCGCCGTCGCTTACCCATTTGTTCACGGTGACGCGCGAGACACCCACCTTTTCGGCCACCAGCTTCTGCGTATCCCCGTTCAGGTAATAGAGCCGGGCCAGTTCCTTTGTCTTTTCAAGTTCTTTTTTTGAAGCCATAAAAAATGATTTGCTTTTCGGCAAAATTGTAAAGGAAAACGCCGTCCGGCAATAAAGTGTGTAACGCTTACATAGAAGTGTGTAACCGTTACATACATCTGTGTAACCGTTGCACACTTTTTTTGCCCGCCCTTTTTATGCCTGTATGTTTGCAGCGTATCAACGGAAACGAAATGGGAAAACGAATTGTAATCAGCGACGAATCGGTCAACTGCTACGGCACTTGGATCAGCACGGCGGGAATGGATATTTCCCAGTATGAGAAAAACCCCGTGCTACTTTGGATGCACTGGCGCGGCGTGATCATCGGTTGCATAAAGGATATTAAGAAGGAAGACGGCCGGGTAACCGGCGAACCCTACTTCGATGAAGTGCGCGAGGAATCCAAACAGGCAAAGGCGCAATGGGAAAAGGGTACGCTCCGTATGGCCAGTGCGAATGTGGACGTACTGGAGTATAGCGACGCCCCGGAACTCGTCAAGCCCGGCCAATATCGCGCGACCGTCACAAAAAGCAAACTGACCGAGGTTAGCATGGTGGATATTGGCGGTAACGACAACGCACTACCGCTCATATTGAACGTACAAGGTAAAGAATTGAAACTGGCGGCTGGCGAGGAATCCGAAAGTCTCCCGCTGCTTATTAATAACACTCAAAAACCAGACGAACAAATGGATTTTAAAGCGATCGCCCTGAAATTGGGCCTGCCGGAAACGGCAACGGAAAACGAAATCCTTTCCTCGATCGAGGTACTGTTGGGCTACAAAACGGCCAACGAGCAACTAAGAAAGGAAAAGGAAGAAATGCAACTGGCCGGTATCACTTCTGCTGTTGACACTGCCATTACCGAACGCCGCATTACGGCTGAGAAGAAAGATCATTTTATTGCCCTTGGCAAGCAGGTCGGGCTGGAATCCCTGAAACTGACTTTCGAAGCCATGACACCGACGCAGAAACCGACCGACGTGATCCGGCTTTCGGGCGGAAATTCTGTTTCCGGAGAATGGAAGAAACTTTCAGACGTTCCGGCCGACAAGATTATGGAACTGAGAACAAACGACAAACCTACCTATATGAAGCTCTATAAAGCGGAATACGGTATGGACTGTCCCAATTACTAATCAATCAAACAAATCAAAAAACAAATGAAAGCAAAAGGAATCAAAGCGATTGCTGCCCTGCTGTTCAACGCGGTGATGGGCGTTATGATTGCCGCCGTGATGGGCGTTCCGGCGATGGCCGGAGCCGCTACAGCCGTCGGCGTATCATTGGCTGCCGGTCCTTTCCTGCCTTCCGGCGCACTTTGCGAAGGGGTGCTGACGGAGGTATGGACCGGCGAACTGATCAAAACCCTTCGTGCCGGTGACACAGCCACTTTTTTAGATGGTTTGCCCGACTATTCGCAGTATGCCGAGAACAACGTGATCCACATGATCGATGTCGGAGGCGACCCGGATGTATTGGTCAACAATACGACCTATCCGCTGGATGTGCAGGAAATCACCGACAACGACGCGGTATTCTCGCTGGACAAGTTCCAGACCAAACCGACTCCGGTAACGGACGACGAACTGTACGCTTCTTCTTACGACAAGATGGCGAGCCTCAAAGAACGCCATGCCGATGCCATAAAGGAAAAGAAGTTTGCCAAGGCGATCCACGCGCTTGCCCCGGACAGCAACGGAGCCAAAACCCCGGTATTGAAGACTACCGGTGAGATCGTGGGTGGAGGGGCCAGCGGGCGCAGACGTTTGCAGATGTCGGACATTATCGCCCTGAAGGACCAGTTCGACAAACTGAAAATCCCTGTACAGGGTCGCCGCCTGGTACTATGCAGCGACCACGTGAACGACCTTCTCCTGACCGACCAGAAGTTTAAGGATCAGTATTACAACTACACGACCGGAAAGATCGCCAACCTGTATGGGTTTGAAGTGTATGAGTATTCCGACAACCCGGTATATAAAGTTGCCGGTACAAAGGTGAAGTTCGGAACCGCTGCCGGAGCCAATGAATACCAGGCATCCGTCGCCTTCTATACCAAGCGTGTGTTCAAAGCATCGGGCAGCACAAAGATGTACTATTCGGAAGCGAAAACCGACCCGCTGAACCAGCGAAGCCTTGTGAACTTCCGCCACTACTTTATCGTGCTTCCGAAAAAGAAAGACGCAATGGCGGCTATCATGTCAGAATATGTAGCGGCAGTAGGAGGTTAATAAATGGCACCACGAGGAATCAGAAATAATAATCCCGGTAACATCCGTAACTCGGATGCTACCGATTGGAAAGGTGAAATCCCGGCCGGGGCAAAGAAGGACAATTCCTTCGAAGAGTTTAAGGATATGCCGCATGGCTACCGCGCCCTGATCAGGCTGTTGCAGAACTACCGCCGGAAACACGGCTGCCAGACAATCGCCGACTTTATCAGCCGTTGGGCACCACGAACCGAAAACAACACATCGGGCTACATCACCCGCGTATGCCGGGAAATGCAAGTGCCGACCACCTTCGTCCCCGATGTGGACGACAAAGGAACGATGTGTGCCTTGGCCGCGGCGATAAGCCAGGTTGAAAACGGCATCCCGGCGGTCATGGCCGATGTGGAAGCCGGCTGGGAATTGTTGAACGAATAAAACCTTGTGAAATCAGGATGGAAACTTCCGAAATCATTTCATTGCTGTTCGGTGTCTTGTCTGCACCGGTTGGATTATGGATTCAGAGTTTGCTGCTTCGTAAGAAATACAACGCGGAAATCGAATCACTTCGGGCACAGGTAGAGGCTTCCAAGACGGACACACGGGGCGACGAACTGGAGAACGTGAAAAACGGGATGTCCATCCTGATGGAACAGGTCGTCGAACCATTAAAGAAAGAAATCAATGCGATACGTAAAGAACTGGCACGGCTTCGCCGGGCTGTCGAAAAGGCGAACCGCTGCCCTTTTGCCGATCATGCTGATGCTTGCCCTGTGCTGTATGAATTGCGCAGGGCCGAAGATGTCGAGGGGCACGCACGCGAGCCCACCGGTGCCTGATCCGGTGGTAAGGGACCGCCTTGTTCCTGTCTATCTTTCGCCCGATTCGGCACTTCTGACCGCCCTGTTCGAGTGCGACAGTACAGGCCGGGTTCTTATGCGGCAGGTGGAGGAACTGAAAGGAAAGGTGATGGAAACCGATCTGTCTTTCAAAGACGGGAAGCTGGACTACAAGGCAAAAGTCGCCCCCGACACGGTCTATGTACCCGGAAAAGATTCCATCATCTATGTTCCCCAGCCAATAGAGGTGGCGGTGAACCGCCTTACGTGGTGGCAGGAAACGTGGATGCGGATCGGGAAAATATCAATTTCAATCCTGGCTCTTTGGTTGGGTTTGAAAAGTGTTAGAAAACTATTAAAACGCAATTAATATGAGTTTACCAAATGTAAATATAACGCTGGGTAACGGCAATATCGGGACTGTCACCCTTTCGGATGACGGTATCGCCGGGCTGATCCTGACCGGCAAGGCTGTTTCGTCCACATTGGAACTGAACAAGGTCTATGTGATTGCTTCTACCGGTGATCTGAAAAAATTGGGACTGACGGCGGAAAACAACCCGTTGGCCTATAAAGAGGTGCTGGGCTTTTATGAATCGGCCGGTGACGGCGCGGAACTGCATCTGCTGGTAGTTGACGCGGCAAAGACGCTGACCGAAATCTGTTCTATGGAAGCCGGGTCTCCATTGAAAACGCTGATTGATTCGGCGGCCGGGCGTATCCGCCTGGTGGGTATCAACCGAAATCCGGAAGATGAATACGAACCGACCGTTACAAGCGGTATTGACCAGGACGTGGTAACGGCTGTTACGGCGGCCCAGCAGGTAATTGATTCATACCTGAAACAGATTGCCCCGTTTGTGGTTCTCCTTCCGGCCCTTGCCTGGAACGGTACGACCGATAGCCTGTACCAGCCACGTGAAGGAAGCCAGGACAGCGTATCTGTCGTGATGGCCTCGGATGGTAAATACGGGGCAAGCGAATATTATTCGGCCGCTATCGGTAAGGTACTGGGGCGGTTGGCAACGTGCGCTGTCAACATCTCGCTGGCCCGTGTCCGTGACGGAAGCCTGGTGGCGGATGGCTATCTGACGAACGGAAAGAAGCCGGAGGAAAGTTACAGCTTTTGGAATGCCCTGCACGACGCGGGATATATTTTCTACCGTACTTATATCGGAAAGAACGGCTATTATCTGAATGACGACTCGACGGCGGTCGCCACGACCAACGATTACCACCGTCTGAGCCTTACACGCGTTATTCAGAAGGCACTGGTAATCTGTTACAAAACCTATATTGACGAAATACTGGACAGTGTGGCTGTCGATCCGGAAACCGGCAAGCTGCCGCAGCCGATGTGTAAGTATTACGAACAGTTGCTGGTCCGTGCCGTAAACACGAATATGGAAGGCGAAATCTCCGGATTCACTGCCTATATAGACCCTAACCAGGATTTGATTTCAACGAACGCGCTGAAAGTGCGGGCGAAGGTCGTACCTACCGCCCTACTCAAAGAAATCAATGTGGATCTGTCATTTGATAACCCTTTTAATAAAACAAGTGAGTAATGGCAAGTTTTAATTCAAAAGAATACGCATGGATTGATGTAAACGTGGTGTTGCTCGGCAAGTCTGTTGCCGGGTTGCGTGCCATTGAATACAAGTCCAAACGGGCAAAAGAAGCCCTGTACGCCACCGGCAAGAAGGCCCGTGGCATACAGATGGGCAGGAAGGAATACGAAGGAACAATTACCGTATTGCAGTCTGAACTGGTCGCCATGCAAGCGGCGGCAAAAGCCAAAGGGTACGACGATGTAACCGACTTAGAATTTGATATTATCGTCTCCTATATCTCGGAAAACGGTGTCGTACAAACCGACAAAGTTATCAACGCTTCCATTACGGAAGCCCCGAACAGCATTAAGGAAGGCGACCTGTATTCGGAACATGCCTTGCCCTTTATCGCCTGCGATGTGGAATATAACGTGGTATAACTAATATATATAGAGCTATGAACGAAAAAGAAAACAACAAGACAATTACTCCCGAACAAATCGAAGCCTGGAAAAAGAAATGGGGCGACGTATTCTGTGTTACCGTCGGCGACAAGGTTGCTTACTTGAAACGCCCCAGCCGCCAGGCACTCAGCGCGGCCGCCGTGGTTGGGAAAAACGACCCGATGAAGTACAACGAAATCCTGCTCGGCAACTGCTGGCTGGCTGGCGACGAGGAAATCAAGACGGACGACGCCCTGTTTCTTGGCGTATCCACAAAACTGGGTGAACTGGTGGAAGTGAAGGAAGCCGAGCTAAAAAAGTTATAAGCCGGACGAGTATCGCTGACAGGCCCGGCTGGTTGCTGCTTGCCGACAGCCTGATCCGGGCCTACCTGCATATCGACCCGGCAACGCTTGGCGATGAGGAATGGGGGTTGCAGGTCGTTTTGGCCGAATGGGTGAAATATGATTTTATTAAAAGCATGGGTGATTTATGGCAAACAAGATAGAATACATCTTTTCGCTCCGTGACCAGATCAGCGCGAAACTGGCAGGGATAACGGCCACCTCGGAGAAAACGAGGTCGGCCCTTTCCGGTGTGCAGGAGAAAGTCCGGTCGGCGGAAGACGTGTTCCAGGACACGGGAAAGACTATCGGTTCGCTGAAAGCCCGCATCGATGCCTTGCAAGCCGAGAAAGAATGGATTCCAGCCGACAACCTGCCGGCCATCAAGGAATACAACCGGGAAATCGCCCGGCTTACCGGGGAATTGGACCGGCTGGAAACGGCGGCCGGTGGCGGCAAGTTTCGCAAATGGGCATCGGAAGCCTTCGACGCGATACCGGGCGCAAGCCTCTTGAAAAATCCGCTGGTTACGGGAATGACCGCTGCTACCCTTGCCGGAAGTGCGGGTATGACCTTCGACGAAAACATGGCGAAGGTGAATATCACCGCCCAGATGGATGAAGCCGGGCTGGATGACCTGAAAAAACGTTTGAAACAGATTGCTGCCGACAACAAGACAGACGTGCAGGTCGTACCGGTCGGTTTCGAGGCGATCAACTCGCAGGTGAACGACGTTGAATTATCCCTTTCGATATTGGACGCCGCCCTGAAAGGCAGCAAGGCGGGATTTACCGACCTGGATACCGTATCGGCAGCGTTGGCCCAGACGCTTTCCATTGTGGGAAAGGAAAACACGACGGCGCAGGAAGTGCTGGATACCTTCTTCGCCGCGAAACGTGTCGGGGCGGGCGAGTTTGCCGACTTTGCCCGGTATATGCCGAACCTGATTGCCGGGGCAGACAACCTGGGTATCGCCTACAAAGAAGTGGCTGGTACGTTCGCCTACATGACCGGTAAGGGGCAGTCGGCCGAACGTGCCGCCACGCTGATGGAAAACGCCTTCTCGGTATTGGGACGGGTGGATGTGAGGAAGAAACTTTCCGCCGCTGGGGTGGATGTGTTCGACGACGCAGGCAAGATCCGGAGCATCGTCGATATATTCACCGACCTTCAAAACGTATTGGGCGGCCTGAACGACGAACAGAAGTCATCCCTTTTGGAACAGTTCGGACTGGTGGATAAGGAAGCTAAATCCGCTTTCTCCGTCCTGATGTCTGATACGGAAAAGCTCCGGGAATCCATGCACGACGTGGCGAACTCCACCGGGGAAACCTCCACCGCGCTCGGCTATTCCCGAAACGCCATGCAACAGGCGACCGAAGTGTGGAACCAGTTTAAGAATGTTGGTTTGCAAGTCGGCGAAATCATGTTGCCGGTGATCAGCGCGGGGCTGACCGTTGCCGGTGGCGTATTGGGCGGCGTTTCGGTCGTGATGGATACTGTTATCGGTTTCTTCTCCAGTTGGTACGCATTGATTCAGGAAGGCAATCCGATTATTATCGGGTTGACTACTACGCTCGGAATTCTGACGGCAGCGATGGCGTTGAACTATGCCTGGACCCAAAAGGCGGTTGTCATTGGCGGTATCAAAAAAGTGTTGGATATTGCGCAGACGGCCGTTACCGGTGGACTTACCGCTGCACAGTGGGCACTCAATGCGGCGTTTGCAGCTTCTCCGCTTGGATGGGTTGCCGTTGCTATCGGTGCGGTGATTGCAGCCGTTACCTATTGTTGGCAGAAGTTCGAGGGATTCCGTATGGGTATTCTCGGCACGTGGGAAGTCGTGAAGGAATTCGGGCGGACATTGCTCGACAGCATCGTAAAGCCGTTCAAGCAAGTACTGTCCGGTATCGGCGGTGTCTGTTCGGCAATTGTCAGTATGCTGAAAGGCAACTTCAAGGAGGCCGCAGGGCTTGCCAAAGAGGGATTTAAAGATATAGGGGAAGGCGTTTTGGGCGCCAATCCTATATCAGTGGCATATAATACCCTGCAAAAAGGCAACTATTCCGCAGCCTGGGAAAAGGGCAAGCAAGCGGGTAAGGATAGCTGGGCGGCTTCACAGGAAACAAACGATGCGGATGCTGCCAACCGATTGATGCCGGAAATTCCGAATCCTGTAACAACACCGGCTGCCGCTGCTCCGGACTTCGATGCCCTGATGAAGAAGTTGAGTGCCACCAAAGGGAAAGCGGGAACGAAGAAACCGGTTACGCTTCGCCTGGACGATGAGCCGGTTACGGCCAACCTTGGAGAGAGTGCCGAATACACGGCAGCTACCCGGAAGCTGGAACCGGTAATGATCCCGATGAAGGTGGCTGCACCGGTTGCGCAGGCGGTGCCGGCAGCCGGGACAGCCGGTGCCTTAAATAGTATCCCTGCGTCCGGAGCCCGGATTGATGACAGTACCCAGACGTATGATGCCGGGGAAACGAATTACCTTGCCGACATTATGCAGAACGTCCGGAGGATTGCCGCAGTAGTATCTGTGCCCCTTGTGCTGGCTTCCGCTCCGAATGTACAGGCGATGGATATACCGACCCCGAATATCTCAGATGCCTATAACGTGGAGAATATCCGGGAAACGAACAACACGTTCACCACCGACACCAGCCGGACGTACAACAGCAGTGGCCGGACGTACCAGATCGGCAAGGTATGCGACGAAGTGGTTATCCATGTGGCCAATACCGACCGGAAAGGAAGCGAAACGATACGTGCCGAAATATTGGGAATATTGGAAGAACTAAGCGAAGATTAAGATATGGCAACGAAATACACAGTAAAAGAAGTGGCACAGACCTTCAAGCGGGTCAGCCAGTTCAACTTGGGCGATATGCTGCTCAACGTGATCGGTTATAAGGGGCTGCCTTATCCGGGCGGCTTCATCCCCGACGCTCCGGGCAAATATAAGGCGGACGGCTACGAATACCCAGGCGAACAGGCTTCGGAAAAAACCAGTTCCGACTTCGGCTCCACGCTCCGAAAAAAGGATGCACAGGGACGCTGGTATTTTATGCCGATCGCGCTGGAACATAAAGGAACGGAATACGAGATCCCGAACGCCGTCATTTCCATCCGTGGAAAGAAAAGCATCGTGGAAACGGCGATGGTCGGCCGCAAGGGAACGGTCAAAGAACTGATCTCTGTCGATGATTACGAGATACGTATCGCCGGTGTCTGCCTGGACGTGGATTTTCCCGACCAGCAGATTAACGCCCTGAATGAATTGTACAACATCAACGAATCGGTTACGCTCAAATGCGCCCTGACCGATATTTTCCTTGACGAAGAAGACAAGGTCGTGATAAAAAGCATCGACTTTGCCGAAATGAAAGGCTGCGAGACAGCGCAGGTATTCACGATGGAACTGGTAACGGACCGGAGTTTTGAATTAATACTGGAATGATATGTTTGCACTATGTTGTGAAATAAAAATCGGTTCGATCTCCTTTAAGTCGGTACACGACGTGAAGGTGAAACGGAGCTTGTACGACCTGATGGCAACCGCCACGATCAAAGTCCCGGTAACGGCCGTGTTGAAACATGCCGGGGAACCGCCGACGCATATCGAAACCGCCCAGGCTATCAAAGTAGGCGACAAGGTAGAAATCAAGTTGGGGTACGACGGAAGCCTGAATACCGAGTTTATCGGTTATGTGAAGCGGCTGAACTACAAAGTCCCCTTGGAAATCGAATGTGAGGACGAATATTACAAGCTGCGTTTCTTGAACTGTGTTTTCTCAAAGAAGGAAACAACGCTCAAAGACTGTTTGAACACCATTTTAACGGGAATCCGGTTGGGCGATATTGTTGGTTTGACGCTAAAGAACTTCGTCGTCAACAACAAGCCCGGCAGTTGGGTGCTGGGCCTTCTGAAAAAGGAATACGGGCTGGTGGCGTGGTTTGACATAAACGGGAAACTCCATGTCGGCAAGGCGAACGATGTTAAGGGTGAAACGGTGAAATACGTCCTTCGGGAAAACGTGATCAGCGACGATGAACTGAAATACCAGTTGGCCGAGGACGTGAAACTGAAAGTAAAGGCCGTCTGCTATTACAAGGACGGCACGAAAATAGAAGGTGAACTGGGCGAGGACGGCGGCGAGACACGTACCTTTTACTATTACGACGTGAAAGACGCGGCAGAACTGAAAACGCTTGCCCGGGAAGAACTGAAACGGTACTCGTTCGACGGTTACCGGGGCAAGATAACAACCTTCCTGCTTCCCTACGCCCTTCCGGGAGGCGTTGCAAGCATCGAGGACAAAGTGTATAACGAGCGGAGCGGCGACTACTTTATCGAAAGCGTGGAAACGTCTTTCGGAACAGGCGGCGGTCGGCGTGTCGTTGAAATTGGGATTAAGGCATGAGCAAGGAAATGGAAGAATTACGCCGGAAGTTTCAACAGCGGTTCGGCGAGAGTGGCGACCAGGTATTCCAGGGAACCGTTACCGAAGTAAACGAGGATGAGTTTACCTGTACAGTAAAGCGCGATGATCAGGTGGATTATTTCGATGTGCGCCTTCGCGGTCTGGTGAACGCCGACCTGCAGGGCTTCGCCTTCATCCCCCGGTTGGATAGTACGGTGCTGGTCTGCCGGATCGGGAAAAGCAACGAACTGTTCGTGTGCCAATTCACCGAGATAGACAAGATGATATTTACCGATACCGATTTGGAAATAATCATCGACACCGAAAATATCGACCTCAAGAAAGGAGAAAAGATAACCGTCCATGTAGACGCGGAAAAGCTGGAGGTAACAAACGACAAGGTAAAGGCCCTGCATGAAGCGGACGCGCTCACCGTTACGGCGGACAGCACTACTGTCAAAGCATCCACCGGCGGTGTAACCATTACACGCAGCGGATCAGGATTGAAAAAGACACTGGACGATATGCTGACGGCGATACAGGCCCTTACGGTAACGACACCGCACGGCCCGTCAAGCACACCGATCAACTCGGCAAAGTTCGCATCCATACAGGCGGACTTGCCTAATTATCTGGAGGGCTGAAAATGAAAGACTATAAACAATTACCGGACGGTGATCTGGACCTTACAACCGGCGATCTGTTGGTAACGGAAAGTACTTACCAGCACCAACGCGATTTGCTGTACAGCGACAAAGGCCATATCCGGCAGAAGGCTGAAGCCGGTGTCGGGGCGGTAAATTACATGATGGATAACGATCCGGAAGGTCTGCTCCGTGCCACACGCAAGGAGTTTACGGCCGACGGCATGAAAGTAACAAAGGTGGCCTTTGCCACCTATTCAAATGATCTGAATGTGGAGGCTCGATATGAAAACGATTGAAGTAGAAAACGACCAGTTGTTGCTGGACATCGCCCTGCAACAATACGGCACGGCGGAAGCCATCGGCGAGATCGTTCGGAACAATCCGGATTTGAAAAACGACCCTTCGGCCGTGGTGGAATCCGGCCGGGAACTGGGAGCCTTCTATCCGGACATCAAGCTGGTTCCCGGTTCCACTGTACAGATCGACGACGAAAGCAGCCTGGTTAGAAAAACGATAGTCAAGAAAATAGACCGAAGTATCACCACCTATATGGAAGCACAATGGCAAGAACGATTGAACAAATAGAACAGAGCATTACGGAAAGGTTGAAGGTTTCTTTTTCCCTTTCCACCTCGGCGGCCTCGGAATGGCGGCTTTGGGTACACTGCGTGGCGTATGGCATTTACCTTTTTGAAATCGTACTGGACACGTTCAAGAGGGAAATGGACGAAGACGCGGAAAAGGAAGTGGCTGGGACCGTTACCTGGTATAACGACAAGTGTTATGAGTTCCAGATGGGGCACGAGCTGGTATTCGATACCGTAACCGGTCTGCTGGAATACCCGACGGTGGATGAATCCGCCCGCGTGATCAAGATCGCTTCGGTGAATGTGGCGGAAGACAACACGATCATGTTCCGTGTCGCCACCGAAGATGAAGCGGGTAAAATCGTGCCGCTCACGAGTAACCAGCTCCTGAACTTCAAGAACTACATCGACGCGATCAAGTTTGCCGGTACAAAATCCGAAGTTATCTCGACCGACGCCGACGAGGTGCGGTATGATATTAAAGTCTATTATAACCCCGCCAATCCGGTGGACAGTGTGCAGGAAGCGGTCCTTGCTTCGCTGGAAGAGTTCAAAACGGCACAGAAGTTTGGTGGCGTGATTTATTCGCACAAGATGTTGGAAGCGGTAACGGCCGTCACGGGTGTCGTGACGGCGAAAACGGTCGCCCTTTCCCGCAAGGGCACGGAGGACGAGGATTTTATCCCTATCGACACGATGGCGACCCTGCATGCCGGGTATTTCAACTATACGGAAGACAGTAAACTGGAAATGGTATCCATCAATGATATTTAGCGTATGAACATTATCCTGAACTTCAAAGAAATCGTCCGCGGGTACGTCGCCCCACACCGCAGACAGCCGAACCGCCTTCGGTGGCTTTGGGCGTTGGTAGATTTGGAAAGCGTTTGGGACGCCTTTGCCGCCTGGCGCGATTATTACCGGTACAAGGTACACGTAACAAGCCAGCATAAATCCCTTGAAGGACACCTGAACAAGACATTCGGCGGCGGTATCCTGATCAAGAGCTACGAGGATCAGTTCCTTGCCATCGGGTTGAACTCGGAACCGGCGCACTGGGTGCTGTTCGAGCCGATGCAAGAAATCGCCCTGGAAGGTGAAGGCGGACAGAGTTTCCAGGACGTGGATTTTATCGTCTATGTGCCGGAAGGTGTGGACCTGAACCTTGTCCGGGCGGAAATAGAGAGATACAAGATTGCAGATAGAACCTATAAAATAGTAACGAGGAAATGAAACGACATGTACAGGAACCGGGCGTAAGGAAGTGGTCGGGCAACGATTTGCTGGAGCTTCAGGGCGAAGGATTGACCATTGCCGACGGCTTCTTTTCGCAATATGGCAACTGCGTGATATGCGGCTGCCGGGTCAAGGCAAACAGCATCGCCGCTGGGCTGGTAAGTATCGGCGGCATGGTGCTTCCGCTCCAGGCGGTGGAAACGGTGGAAGTGTTCCCCGTGTATCTGGTGAAGGCGGAGGAACACGTCCAGCGCGAATACGCCGACGACGTGGTGCGCGACATCGCGGTGAAGTATTTCGCCAAAGTGGTACAGACGAAACCGGAAGACGGGGATTATATTGAAATTACGGAGACCGGCGCGGCCACCTTTTTCGACAAAATTAACGCGATATGGCTCACCAATATCTTAAAACAGTTGGGAGATTTGAAGAAAGCGGACAAAACCCTTTCGGAAGCCATCGAACTGTTGAAAAAGGCCGATACCGCAGCCGGAGAACGTATCACCGCTCTGGAAAAGAAAATGCCGTCCTACCTGGACCATATCCCGACGGTGGCGGATGACGGCTACGACATCGGCGTGGAAGTATGGACAGTGGACGAATACGGGAACAAGACGTTCTGGAAATGCCATGACAACACGGAAGGCAAAGCAGTATGGAAACGTACCGGCGAGGGTTCGGGCGGTGGCGGTTCCCACAGCGGGGCGGTTTATCTGACCGGGCAGACGAATTTTACAAAAGCAAGTGTAATCATTAAAGAAGGGTATTTGAAATGAGCAACGAATCAGGAACAGGCGTTTACGTCTATCAGCAAATCGTAAAGACAACGGCCGAGTGGGAAGCGGACAAGACAGTCCCGGTAGAAAACATCTGGCTGTTTGAACGCCGCGAGGACGGCAAGATTGTAACCAAACTATCCGACGGCAAGCACTGTTATTCCGACCTTCCGGCCTACGGCCTGTCGGCATGGCAGGCGGCGCAGATGGGCGGTTACAAGGGTACAGAGAAAGAGTTTTACGAATCACTCGGCACGTTCGATGAAAAGGTAAAGAAGGTGGAAAGCCTTGTGTCGTCCATGTCCGGCAAATACGCGGAAACCCCGACGTTGGAATCCACCCCGACCGAGGACACGTTGACCTATATTCCGGAGGACAGCGAAGAACCACGTGCCTTCGCCATCGGCCAACAGTGCCGCGTCTATGAGTCGGAAGAGGAAGATTATGTGTTTTACCAGCTTTACGACATCAAGGAAAGCAAAGCCGACTGGCGCATAGCCGGAAGCGGTGGCACGTCTGCCAACCAGGAAAAGGCGGTCATAACCCTGAACAGCAACCAGGGCACACCCGATACGGCATTGAATGGTAAAAAAGTAACGGTCAAATATTCCGACCAGACCCAGGTCTTGACGTGGCAGGGTACGGCGTTGGAAGCCAAGATACCGGTCAATATGAGTTACGAAGTGTCGGTGGAAGCCGCAACCGGTTATACCACCCCGCAAAAACAGAGCTTTGTTGCCGCCGGTGGAAATGAACGTCAGATCATATTTAGCTATTCATGTGAAAAAGTAACGGTAAATGTAAGAACCAACGACAGCGCAGATTGTTCCGGGCGTACCATTACGGTGAAAAAGACTTCCGGCGGGGATGTGCTGGGCACAGGCGAAGGATCGCAGGTCGTTGTGAAAGTACCGACCGGTACGGCCTACACGGTATCGGTGGACAACTTCGCCGGTTATCTGAAACCTTCCGACCAGTCGTTTACGGCTAATCAAGCCAGCCGGACCGTTTCTTTCGAATATGAAAAGATCGTGGACGCAGCCATCGTATTTGACAAGTCGAAAAGTGATTCACAAAATATCACTGGCGAAATAAATTCGGGTGTAATAAAGACAATCCTATCAAAGTTCCGCCGCTGCCTTTGCAAGAAAACCAAGGATGGTGAAGTAACGATCGCTTACCTACGTGACGATAACAGTAATTTCTATGAGACCGGCGAAACCGCCAAATTGGATGGGACTGAAGGTGATGTAATGGTGGATTTCCCGGAGTTCTATTATAAGTGGGAAAAAGTGGATAACAATAAATTCCGTTACCGTTTTGCCGAATACAACGTGGACGGAAGTTTCAAGCATGTGCCACGTTCTTTAGTCGGTGCTTATAAAGGTTATATGACTTCGAATAAACTATATAGCCGAAGCGGTGTAACTCCGACAACCAATAAATCAACCAATGATTTTGAAGGCTGCGCAACAGCCCGTGGAAAAGGCTATCAGCGCATAGATTTCCAACAGCATTGCGTAATCGCCTTTATGCTGTATGCGAAATATGGCAATCGTAATTTACAGGCCGTTTTGGGTGCAGGCGGTGCAACGTATAGCCCTGCTACCACAACAGGAAGCAGTAACGCCACCGGTATTGCCGATACAAAAAATGAAACTTCAAAATATGTTTGCGGCTTGGGCATTGAAGGTGTCTTTGGCGGTATATATGAATGGGTAAAAGGAGTTGAAATCAACAACCACGTATGGAAAATTACCGATCCTGACGGTTCTACCCGTAATGTAAACGCCGGAACAACCGATGGCTGGATAACGAATGTAGCGGCAGAAAACGGTCCGTTTTTCGATATGGTGCCGACCGCGGTCGGCGGCAGTGAAACAACGCATTATTCGGATCATTATTATGAGAGCACCGGCGGCCCCTTTGTTTTGGCGCGGTCCTATCACGGCTCGAATACGTATGGCGGTGTGGCGTTTGCGTGTGCGAATGGCGGTGCCTCGAGCACGGATTCGTACTGCGGTTCGCGTCTCGCTTTCAGGGGCGTTATCCGCGAAGCGGAGAGCGTAAATGCGTTTAAAGCACTTGCAGTGCTTTAATGTTAATACCGGCGTAAGCCGGTCGAAATTTTAAAATTTCGTGATATTTTCCCTATATTCCTTATGGAAATCAGGGAATCCCCAAAAAACGAAGTACATTTGTAACTATGAACGTAAAAATGTAAATGTAATGTTAAGATATAGGTAGAATTCCTCCGGCCTTTGTTTTGGCGCGGTCCTATCACGGCTCGAATACGAATGGCGGTGTGGCGTATGCGAATGCGAATAACGATGCCTCGAACACGAATTCGAACTACGGTTCGCGTCTCATATTCAGGAAAGAAAATATTTATATTACGGTTCTTGGCCGGGACGTGTTCCCTTATCCAACCCGTAGAGGAATGCACCTTGCCTCTTGGCAAAAAACAAATTGGGTTATATTGTGTGGTAGGTTAATTCTCGAAGCACATGGATTTCTGAAAGCGACAATAAAATGAAGCGATACGGTTATCTGATAGAAAAGATCGTGGAAGAAAGCAACCTGCTGGAGGCTTTCTCTATGGTTATGCGGGGCAAGAAGCGCAGCCGTACCGTGCGCTATTTCAAAAAGAACCGGGATAAGATACTGGCCGATCTTGCCGCCGAAATCAAGTCGGGGAAGTATGCGCCGGAAGGGTTCCGGGAATTTGAAGTGGTGGAAAACGGTAAGGTGCGTGAAATCCAGTCCCTGCCGTTCAAGGATCGAATCGCCCTTCACGCGATAATGGCTGTTCTTTACAGGGAAGTTTTAGGCGGTATGATGATTCGTGACACGTATGCCAGCTTGCCGAAACGTGGTATCCACGATGGTTTATACAGGCTTCGAAAAGCATTAAAAGACCGTTCGAATACGCGGTACTGCCTGAAACTTGACCTGAAGAAGTTCTACCACTCCATCGACCAGGACATCCTGATAGAACTGCTCCGTCGGAAAATCAAGGATGAAACTCTGGTGCAGACCCTTATCCGTATTATCCGAAGTTATGGTCCCGGCCTGGCGATCGGCTACCATTCCAGCCAGTTGCTCGGTAACTTTTACCTTTGCCTGTTGGATCACTACATGAAAGCGGAACTGGGCGTGAAGTATTATTTCCGGTATTGCGATGATATTGTCGTTCTCGGCCCGGACAAAGCGTATCTGCATGATATTTTCGCTAAATTACGTTACCTGGTAAAAAACAAACTTCACCTGACCATCAAACAGAACTGGCAGATATTCCCGGTGGAAGCCCGCGGCATTGACTTTTTAGGCTATGTTACCCGGCATGATTATGTACTGGTACGGAAGCATATCAAGCAAAAGGTCGCCCGGCGGTTACACAAGGTCAAAAGTAAGAAGCGAAAATTTGTTGTTCTCGCCTCTTTTTGGGGTTGGGTGAAGCATTGCAACGGAAAACATTTATTTTTTAAACTCACGAATATGAAAAGTTTTAAAGATTTAGGCGTCACGTACAAACCGGCAGACGGAAAGAAACGGTTCGAAGGGAACCTAACCCCTTTGGGCAACTTGCAGAATTGCAAGGTTACAATTGTGGATTTTGAGACCGACATCAAAACGAAGCAGGGTGAAGGTCGCTATGTGGTCCAGTATGAACTGGACGGTCTGAAAGGCAAGTTCATAACTGCATCGGAAGAGATGAAAAACATTCTCGACCAGATTAAGGAAATGAGCGAACTGCCTTTTGAAACGGTAATCAAACGGGAAACATTCGGAGGCAATAAGACGAAGTATGTATTCTCGTGATGTGTTGATGATCTAACCTTTTTTCGGGGGAAAGGGTACAAAAGAAGGCCCCCGGCCATAGATTAAAGTATAGAGACGCCAATCTTATATACAATAACTTGCGTAGAAACGCACGACCGAGGGCCGTATGCCCTTGCCGCGTTTCTACGCTTTTTTATTATTACGCTGTTTCGCGCATTTGCGCTGTATATAAGATTGGCATTGCAAATATACTTTAATTTTTGGAGATTATGACAATATACGAGATACTTTCTTTCAATAAAGAACTATTACAGCGGCTATTCAACGCCGGAATCAAGACAAGTGACTGTTTATATGTCGATTTGTTTAATGACTATACCCGAATGCGGGCGGCAGGAGAAAAAACGACCTATATCGTCGCCGTCCTATCCGACAAATACGCTTTAAGTGAGCGGAAAGTGTACGGTATCATTCGTCATTTATCAAGCGACTGCATAGGTTGTGCAGTGCAAGATCAGGCGTAAATTCGCTCACCCGATTGTTTGGTTCTACCTTTGTCGCAAACCCATAAAACGAGACAAAGTATGAGCAAGTACACTTACAGGCCGCAATATGGCGTGATCGTCATTTGCACAGATGAAAAAGAGCAGAAGAAAATTTATGAGCGTCTTCTGAAAGAAGGTCTAACCCTTAAAGTGGTGAATGTATGAAAATAGAGGTACAACACCATTGCAGCGACTTCAACAGTTATCGGGCTGCACGGGTAAAAAGCCTTTTCAATGCAGAAAAAGGCTGTGATTGGGAAAAGACAGTAGAACTACCAATCGAGGACCGGGAATGGCAAATCGGATTGATTGTCGGACCATCCGGTAGTGGAAAAACCAGTATTGGGAATAAAATATTCAAACAACCTATTTATGATCTCTATTCTGACTGGGATAAGGATAAGCCGATTGTGGACTGTATTGCTCCTGATGGAGACTTCAACACAGTGACAGGTATGCTTTCAGCAGTTGGCCTTGGCGATGTTCCAGCATGGCTCCGACCGTTCCATGTGCTGAGCAACGGCGAGAAGTTCCGGGCAGGCCTTGCGCGTTTGGCGTGCGAGCGACCACAGCACGCCGTGGTAGACGAGTTTACATCGGTCATTGACCGACAGATAGCCAAAGTTGGGGCTGCGGCATTCTCGAAGACATGGAGACGCGGCAGCGGGCAGATCGTGCTTCTTTCCTGCCACTATGATATAATCGAATGGCTACAACCTGACTGGGTGTATGATACTGCGGAGGCACGGTTTTACGACCGTGACTGCCTTCGGCAACGTCCAAAACTCGAACTTCAAATTTATAAAGTCAGGGGAACTGTATTCCCAAGATTGTTTAAGCAGCATTATTATTTAGATCTTCCTATGCCGGTAGCGGCCGAGTATTTCGTAGGCTTTGTTGGTGGTGAACCCGTCTGTCATTTAGCAGTAACACCACTCTTTACGGCAAAGGCTTACCGATCCACCCGGCTGGTAGTACTTCCCGAATGGCAGGGAATAGGTGTTGGTACCAAATTTTTGGCGGCAGTTTGTGAATATCATCTTCAAGGGCATGGTAGATGTGGCAAACCTTATCCGGTGTTCTTTCACACTTCACACCCGCAACTATGTGGGGCGTTACGCCACTCTAAAAAGTGGATACAAACCGGAGCACATCTATATGGAGATAATAAAGGGCGCAGCGCGGCTTCGATGGCACGTTCAGCCCAAAGGTTAAATAAGTCTGATCGTGCGGCAACCGGTTATGGCGGTCATTTCAGGGCGGTTCAGGCATTCAAATATATAGGGAATGGTAATTAAAATATTGGGAAATTGCGAGTCAGTGGCATTCAAAGCAGCCGAAATGTTCGTTAAAACAAAAGGGCATACGCTTTGGTGTGATGGGTATCGGTGTGACCTTGCCATTGCGCCACTCCTTACGGTGAAAGTTTCCGATGAAGAACTGAAAGAGGCGAACTGGGGTACGTTGATATTCCACCCGTCCCCACTACCTTACGGGCGCGGGGCATCTTCTATCAAATGGGCATATAAACGAGGGGAGCCGATAACTGCTGCCACATGGTTTTGGGCAGATTCCGGCTATGATACCGGCGATATTTGCGAGCAGGAGATAGTAAAAATAGACTATGGTGTGCGGCCTCGCGTTTTTTATGAGCAAGAAATCATTCCGGCCATGCTTCGAACGTTAGGACGTTGCTTAGATAACATTGGAAAAGGTATTATTCGCCGCATCCCACAAATAGAAGCCTATTCGACATACGATAAAAGGCTATAACAACCCATCTTAACTACTTTGTAAAGGTACGAAAAAAGTACGGAATAAACAACTTTGGTAGACGCTTTTTTACCACAGCCGGCAATAAAAAGGCGGCATTCAAATAGGGTTAGAAGCCCATTTGAATGCCGTTTGATTTTGTTTCAAAAAGAGACGCTTCGTTTTGGAAAAAGGCCTCAGAACTGAAACGTTTCGTTTTGGAATGACGAACAGGCGGTTTTGCGGATTATAGAAAGAAGCGTTTTAAATTTTATAAAGGAAGAAAAAGCATATGATATTGTAACATCTATTTTTGATGCCTATAGATTGGGGCATCATAGTTCTTTTGTTTTTCGAGAGTTTGAACTACCTCCTAATTACATTGCTGATTTTTTATTGGTTGGAAAAAACTCAGGTGGCTATGAATTTATTTTTGTAGAACTAGAAAGTCCATATGGGCAAATAGTTACTAAAGATGGAGATTTTGGCAATGTAATAAGAAAGGGAATAAAGCAGGTAATGGATTGGGATAGCTGGCTGGAGAAGAATTATTATTCATTAAGGTTAGTTTTTGAAAAGCATCTTGGTAAAATGGAATCTCTTCCCAAAGAGTTTTTTGAACTAGAAAAAAGTAGAATACATTATGTTGTGATTGCAGGTAGGAGAAGTGATTACAAGGAAAAGACCTATGAACTAAGAAGAAGATTGCTGAAATCGAATAATATCCTGCTGCTACATTATGATAATCTGTTCAAAGTGGAAGCATTATTAGAATCTACGTTACTAGATGAGTATTAATGCTTTTAGTAGATATCTAATTTCTAAAGGATAAGTATAAGAACCTGAAGTGATTTGTGTTAAATACTTTAAATAGTCTATATTATATTTGCTTAATTGTATCTGATTAGTTACATTCGCATCATGAAAGCGACAGATAAAAAGGATAATGATATACGTGAACTGTATTTCTCAGATGAGTTTGCAGAGTTCTACGGTATGTTGCAAGATAAAGTAAAAGCTAAGTTTGAACATACTATGGATATTATCAGAACAGAGTATGTACTTAGTACGAAGTTCGTGAAACACTTGGAGCATACAGACTTGTATGAAATGAGGGTGTCTGTTAATACGAATGAATATAGAACGATTCTTTTTGCTGTTGATAATGAGAACATCATTCTTTCAAAGAAGATACTACTCTTGAATGGTTTTCTGAAGAAATCCACAAAAGACTATAGTAAACAAATAAAGATTGCAGAACGGATATTAAAAGACTTTGAGTTATGAGAAAGTTAGATGAAAATAAGTTAGCTAAGTTGCATACAGCGGGTGAGCTACTGGACAATAAATATGGAGAGGTGGGTACTGACTCTCGTACTGCTTTCCATGAGAAGTCAATAGCGTGGTATTATGGCGAGATATTGCGTGACCGCCGGAAAGAACTAAAGATAACCCAGCAAGAGTTAGCCGAAAAGGTTGGTACAGCAAGAAGTTATATTGCTCGTGTAGAAAAAGGAGAGACTGATATACAGATTTCGAGTTTCTTTCGTATTGCTCGTGCTTTGGGAATTGAGTTTACTCCTACATTTTTATGACTATTAATAAATGATTTAAACAGAATATTTGTTTTACAATTGTTTTACAGTAGCGGAACTATAAATATTCTAATCAATTGAAAATAAAAGGATTATCTTGTCGGTTTAAAATCCGCCAGGAATCTCTAAAAGCCGATTTTTTGGATTGGTAGGTAGTCCGGGATCGGTTCGAAAACCCTGTGGATGATAAAGGATCAGTTATAATGGGTCAGTCATTATTCTTGGGGATTTAACATATCAATCAAATACCTGTCCCCTGATGTTGTCTCCTCCGGTTTTCA